AGGTAATACTTCTTGCCAACCTGGCATTATGTATGTTTTACCTCCTATAGTAAATATAGATGGTGATATTCTGTCTTTGTGATCATATTTGAAAAGTCTAAACATTATAGAAGGACCAAACCCACTTGGGTCGATACTTAAATTGCTTTTTTCTTGCCAAAATCTACGGGTACGAATGTTACCGTGCTTATTTAAATTTGAAAATTCTACTATGGGCATAACCTTTATTTTTACTTATTATACCGTGAATATACGAAAGATTACTGCGGTAGCCAAGCCTTTGCGCATAAGTCTTATCTAGGTCCTCCAACAGGATTTAGATCAAATGGTTTATTATTTTTTATATCTGATGAGTCCACCATGTTTTTTCTATTTAATAATATTTCTTTTACTTGGCTATCTGTTAAGTACTTTAACCATAAATCGTTATCAGTATCACTTAATTTTACATTATTAATTCCTGCCTTACAATTACAAAACGTCCATCTATTACTATAAAAGAAGTATTTAGATGTTTCTGTACCTTGAGGTAATGATAGTGATTTCTCTAATGTATTTGTTAATACACTATCGTTATTAAAGATTGGGTCTATATTACCTATGGGTTTATTTGAATAAACACAAGCATAAATTGCTCTAATTTTATCTGTTGTATTTTGGGATGAACGATGTACTGTATTACCATCTATAGCTATTAAATCTCCTGCTTGTGCTATTATTTCTTCCCATTCACCTGTTTCTACATTTTGACAACTAATAGGTCCTGATTCTTTAGTTTGATTAGTTAATACCCACATAAAGTTAATAGTTTTAAATTCACCTTTAGCTGCAGCTAATGGATTAGGTCCATATTGATTATCATTATGTTCACTAAAACCAAAATCTTCATTAGGGAGTTTTACTACTACTTGGTCATTAAATAAATAAATTTCAGATGTGTCAAACATTGGAGCTACTATTTGTTGCATAAAAGGATGTAAAAAATATGCAATTAACTTTTCCTCTAATTTACTAGCCATTTCAAGGCCTCTCCAAAACTTACCTGTACCCCATTTTCTAGGTTCACCTAATTTTTTTATATATTTTTTCTTAACTTCAATGCATGTTTTTCTACACTCTGATAATGCAGATGAAGGTATAACATCTTTAATATGTAAATAACCTTGCTTATTAAATAACTCTATGTTTAATTTATCTTCCATTTTTATATATTTAATTTGTAACCACCAAATAGTTTCATATATGATGTCATTTTAGTTCCATTGCCATCTTTAAATACAAAACCATTTCTTAAAAATTTACGTACATTACCTTGTCCTGCTAAATGTGCTGCTGCTAATATTCCAGATTCAGTTATGAACACACCATGAACAACTGTACCTTCATATTTTTTAATATAACGTTTTAATTTTTTCTTATTATGCGTTAATAACATTAACATTGCTTCCTCTTGTAATGCTGGGTTATTAATAAATTCTGTTTTACTAACATTAATACCTAAACCCTTAAGTGTTTGATTACCAAATTGATATTTACCCATGTAACCAAATTCATTAACAACAGTATAATTGTTACTTGATTCTCTATGCCCTATAGCATTTAAAAATTCATTATGTGATGTTAATTTAATTGTAATTACTGGTGTTTCAATTGTAATAGGTATTAATTGTATAGGTTGCGGCTTAATTTCTTGTATTGGAGCAATTACCGATCTATACGTTGTAAACGCCATTAATGTTAGTATAAATAAAAACAATGTTAATTTTTTCATATTAAAAGTTTTTTAAAAAGTCCCCTTTGATTGGTCTTGATTTAAGATTAGCTGATTTTTCATCATTTTTTAGCATTTGGGTTGCTAATTTATCTAAATGCTTACTTTTTTGTTTATCGTAATCATTAATTATAGATGCATGTTTTCTACTATAGGATTTATTTTTCTTCATATTGTATATTTGCATTAACTATCCAACAACCACAAGCTTCTTGTATTTTCATGTTTAATGGATCAAAGTAATCATGTGCCGCCTTTTTAACTGGATCGCACCATGAATAATCATGTCCAGCTATTATACCATTAGGTTTTAATTTCTTATGCCATGCTGTAATATCATTTAACACATTATCATAATCGTGAGCTGCATCTATAAATATAAAATCTAAGGATTCATCTTTATATTCGTTTACTACTTCTAAAGAGTATCCTTTAATCGCTTTATAAAAACCTTCTACATTCTCCATGTTTTCCAGAAAGTGCTCGTACAGCCAATTAGGATTACCAATTAAATTAGGTTCGTATGATGATGCTTCTGGGTTTAAATGTTCTTCACTACCTTCCCAAGTGTCAATACAATCAAATTGAATCTGTTGACCTGAATTAGCTATTTCAGTTGCCATATAAGCTGCACTAGTGCCTTTCCATACCCCAACTTCAACAAAATGAGCCCCATTTGAGTTTTTGTTTAATACTAAATCATATAGGTCTTTAAACGTAAACCATCCCTGAATGTTATTGTAAAAGTGCTCTATCATATTCTGCTTATGTATTTATTAACTTCGTCTTCATCACCATCATCTAACCCTAATTCTTTTAAACGTTGTAAATGATAATCATCTACTTCCCACTCAACTTTATCTGTTGTTTTATATTGTTCAGTTTGTGTTTCAAGCTGTTTAATATCTTGTTTATTAAATATATCTCCAACTTGTAAAAAATAATGGTTATAACATAGTAATTGAACATTATCTAAACTATAATTGTTACTATTTTTATCTTTAAAATGTAATAATAAAGGTGTTTTATAATCTAATACTCTTTTTTCATTAAATTTACATACATTACATTCTTCTAATAAATATCCTTGTTCTATTAAAGCATATTTAAGTTTATTAGGATTAAATGATGAAGCAGCTATTCTGCCCTCAATTATTTCTAACATATGAGGCATCTTTTTAGGACCTCTTAAAAATTTAGGTATACCTTTGCCTTGTTGGTTTTTATGACCTTCAAATAATTCATACATTTTAGCATATTTTTTATAATGCTGGTATGAAACGTGTAAGTACCTAGCTGCAGCCATGTTAGATAATGTCTTACCTTGAGCCGCAACTATTTGTTCCTTACTTAAGAATTTCTTCTTATTTCCCATTTGTGTCTTTAATTACAACGGGGCCGTGTAAATTCTTATCATCGTCCATATTTTGTACTTCAGCTTTACCTTCTTTATTCATATCTTTATATGCCCTTTCATTATGTTGGTATGATTCATATTGAGCATCATCCATAATAACAGTTTCAATCCATGTATGATCACCTTCACCCATCATAACAGGTATACCATGTTTCATACCTTCACCTTTACCATTTTCAGAGCATGTAACACAAAAAGAATATCCATACTGTGTTAATCTTAATTCCGGCATTTCACTTCCACAAGACCTGCATTCAATCATTTTAAATTTCATATTTTGTTTTTTATCTAATGTGAGCATAAATATTGATTTATTTTTTATCTATAATTATTTATTTTATTTACGTTTTCCTCTAATCCCACTAGCCATATACTCAAAGAACTTTAATACACTTTCCTGATTATAGTGTTTAGCAGGATGATTATTTCTATTATCAATTGGTTTATAAACATCTGCTTTAATATTAGCATAAGACATATAACGTTTAACACTCCCTGGTGATCTATTTACTGCTCTAGCTAATTGATGGGTATTCCAAAGTTTAGTAGGTTTAGAATTTAATTTAGGATAAAATAGTTGTTTTATATAAGACATATTATTTAGCTTTTTGATTATTGAACCTTTCTAATAATGTTTCAGTAGTTTCATTAATAGCATCATATTTTTTATGGAATCTTTCTTTATCTAATTCATCACCATATCCTAAAATAAAACTAACTTCACTACCTGAATTGAATTTAACTTTGATAATTGGGAATGAAGTATAATCTCCTCTACGATAATCAGTACTACTATAAACAACAGCTTCAGGGTATAATTTTTTATACTTAGCAATTATTTTATTCATTGCTATTTTTTGCTTACCATTATGTTCAAGATCACTTATTATACGATTATTATGTTCTTTAAGTTTAGTTAATAATGAACTTGGCTTATAATATCTATATTGATCAGTAACAGCAGTACACATTAATTTTTCACCATCTCTATCTACACTAGCATTACGTTTTATTATTTTATTTTCAATTATACAATTAGTAATAAGTGAAACACCACCTACAGCATTCATATAAGTAACTTCATGATCATAATTAGTATTGTTGTGTGAATAACCGAATGATACTTCTTTAGTAACTTCAAAAATTTCAAAATTACTTTTATAATCTTCATTTTGAACAAAACCTGCTCTATCTAACATTAACATTATTCTATTAACCTCATCATTACTTAAAACTGCTCTTTTAGCTTGTTTTTGAATCTAAGTTAAACTTCTTGTTCCTGCTTAGTTGATAACAATACTCCTTGAAATAAATCTAATTGATTTTCTAAATTTGACATAACCTTTATTGTTTTTAATTATTATACCGTAAATATACGAAAGATTACTGTGGTAGCCAAGCCTTTGCGCGGGTGTCTTTAAAGTACTGCGCGGCCTTTCATTTTTTCCCAGTCTCTATTATTTCTAACTGCATCGTTAGTAGCTTGAGCTGCTTTTAAAACATGATTAAGTGTATCTTTATCTTTAGTCATCTTAATAATAGCAGCTAAATCTTTAGGAAAACAATGTCCACCATAACCAAAATCACCATCTGGACCTGGTACACCCCAATGTGAATCTCCTAACCTAGGGTCTAATGTAGCCATTTCAATTATTTTATCATAATCTAATTCTAATGATTCACACAGTTTGTAAATCTCATTAGCAAAGGATACCTTAGTTGCTAAAAATGTATTAGTAACATATTTTACTAATTCAGCACTTTTAGCGTCTGTCTTAATTATTTTAGGTGTTTTTCTAAATACAGCTGAGAATATTTGTTTAATTTTAGTAGTTGATTCTAATGAACCACCTAGTAATAATCTGCTTTGATTTTCAAAATCATCTACAGCATTCGCCTCAGTTAAAAACTCTGGATTAAATACTATATCAATATTTTTAAATTTGCTATTAAACTCATCAGTTGATCCTGGTATCATAGTTGATTTAATTACAACTATTCTTTTAGTATCAGTATATTCATTAATTTGTGATAGTACCCCTTCAATTATGTCTAAATTACAACTACCATCGCTATTCATTGGAGTTGGTAAACATACAAATACTATTTTACATCTCTCAATAGTTTCTGAGAATGTTGAATTACTCAATTTAGCCATTAAATCGTAAGTAAAAACTTTATAATATTTACTTAATTTTTGGTAAATAGCATTACCAACAAAACCCTGTCCTATTATTCCTATATTCATAATTTAATTTTTAGTTTTCCAAAAGCTATATATTCCTTTATCTATTTCGTATTTGTCCCACACAAATCTATCTCTCATAGGCTGTTTTTTAGCCCATTCCCACATTTTAGTTAATCCTTCTTTTAGGTCCGTTTTATGTTCAAAACCTAGTATATCAATTGATTTTTGAAACGTTGGTATAGCATGTTTAACTTCATGTCTACCTTCTAGATATTCTACTCCTCCTTTGCCTACTATTTCTTGTAATACATTAGCACATTCATTAATACTATATTCATGTACTCCACCTAAATTAATTATTTCTTTTGATGCTTTAGGTTCAAAATGTGCATTCCATAATGGTTCTATCGAATCATCAATATAACTAAATGCTCTAGTTTGTTCACCATCTCCAAATACTGTAATTGGTTCATCATTAAGTAAATAATACATCCAAATTCCTAATACATTTCTGTATTTATCCCATATATTTTGTTTTGAACCATACACATTATGTGGTCTAATAATAGTATAATCTAATCCATGTTGTTCGTTTGCTATTTCAATATCCATTTCACAAGCCATTTTAGCAATACCATAAGGATCTATTGGGTTTCTTCTCATATCTTCATGAAATATACCACCTTCACCATGACCATAAACAGCCATTGTAGACGTAAATACCAATCTTTTAACGTCATTCTTTATGCACTCATTGACTATGCGTGCTGTAGCTTTTAAATTGTTATCATAGTTGTAAGAACGTATAAAAGGCGATAATCCTTCAGCAGCATATGCAGCAAAATGATATACGTAATCTATTTTATGTGATTTAAATATATTTTCAATTGGGTGATTAACTAAATCCATTTCCCAAAATTTAACATCTGGATGTATATTTTCTTTATAACCACCACTTAAATCATCTACACCTATTACTGTATATCCAGGTTTATTTTCTATAATCCAATCTGCTAACCTACTTCCTAGTAAACCAGCTACTCCTGTAATTAATATATTTTTATTCATATTTTATTCCTTTAATTGTTTGTCCGTTTTTAGGATTATGTGATAAGTTATTAAATAATTGTGGTGACATACCCCATTTATACATAAATAATTGAGCTGCTGGTCGTTCAGTTGATTTGAACATTTCACCTTCTTTACCATTTTTAGTAGCTGTGCTGCCAAAATGATATAAACATGCTTCATGTGTTCTTTTAAATACTATTCCGTTTAAATCTAATTTTAAAAAGAAATCCCAATCACATATAAAAGGTGATTTATAAAGAGTATCAAACCCACCTACAATCATATAATCCTTTTTATACATCGCAAATGGAAATATACCTCCATCATCTGTTAAGTGATTTTGTTTTGTAATCATTTCATATTCAATGAACTCTTTATAATCAAATTCCTCAGGTGTGCGACCAAAATCTTTAACTTGAAAATTAAATATACCTGGTCCTGTTGGTTCAATTTGGTTTAGTGTCCATACTTCTCCTTGTGGTACTTTAGCTGCTACTATATCCCATTTAGTACAAAATACATTATCATCATTTACAATAAGTATCTTTTCGTTAGTAGCATTCATTACAGCTAAATTAAGAGCTGATTGCATGCCTTGGTTTGAACCTAAATCCAATACCTTTATATTGTCCTTGTATTTATCTAATACTTCTTGACTTTCTTCAATAAAACCGTCTACTGCAACAATGATTTCATTATCATTCCATTGTTGTTTAATAGCAGATTTAAGACAAAGGTCTAAATATTTTGGGTTTCTGTATGTAGGTATAATTAAACTTATCATATTTTATTCCAATCTGTTAATGGTGATAACCAAGCTGCTTCACAATGTGTTGAATAACCAGGAATTGAACTCATAACACCTATTTTCTTTGTTTGAATTAATTCTTGGAAAAAACCATATGAATCTGTTATTCTATTTTGAGCATATTTATTTAATAAATCCAAATCTAATTTTAATCGCCCACAAGTAGAAGCAAATGACATAACTGTACTATTTGTTAATTTCCAATGTACGGAATTTGTTTTAACTAACCTAGTAACTTCACCTTTTTGTTCAATATGTTTATTTCCTCCACTAACAGCATCAATATATTTATCTGGATGGTCATATAGTGTTATATAAGATTGAGGGTATTGAGATAATCCTTCTTTAATTAATTTAAGTGAATTAGGTTTATGTAAGAAATCATCTTCTAAAAGGTAAATAATATCATCATCTTGGTTTTCATTTAAAGATAAATTTAAAGCATCTAAAAAGGTTTTTGAACCTGTACCATTTTTTACTTCAACTAATTTTAAACCTTTATCTAAAACAAATTGTTTTGTTTCATCATTCAAAGTATCTCCTATAACTGTTATGTTATCAACTCCAAATTCCTTAACACAATTTTCTAAACAATGTTGTTTAGTAGCATTTGGAATTTTATTCTTACTCATCCCAGCTTGGAAGTTAGACAATCTGTAGTATACACTAACTTTTTGGTCTGTTAATTCATCAAATAAACCCATAATTTTATATTTTATTAAAAATTAATTCTAAATCTTTATCTATAAACACGTATTTAACATTTCTAACAGTATTTGCTTTAGGTGAATTATAAGGGCAAAGTACTATAGATTCTGTTGTTTTTGCAACTGCATCACTTACACCTGATTGGTAGCTAAGATTAAATTCCGCTCTTGCTTTTATACATAATTGTTCTCTAAAAGTTAATCCCATTTTTGCAAAATTGTATCTTACAGGAAATATTTCATCCCATTCTGTACCTTCTAGATCAAAATCACTATAGTAATATACGGGAGTATCTTTAAATTTCCTAGCTTCTTTTAACAAGTTATCATCCTTCCATCTTCCTTTTAATCTTTCTATACGAGATGAAAATAATAAACAACCATATTTCTCATCACCAACTATATATTTAGCTGTATCTACTTCTTCTTGAGTAAAATATAAAGATGGTCTAGAATCTATTGTGTTTAAATCATCTGTTGTAAATCCAAATCTAAGTAATACTTGTTCTACAATAGGCAAATTTGAATCTGGAGCAAACCAACATCTATCATGGTCAGTAAATATTTGTTTAATTTCACCTGGATCAAATAGATAGTCTATATGAGGGTTGTTTTTAAATATTATGTCAAAATTATCTATAGCGTTATGGTGTTTAGAAAAATTCCATGAATTCATATGAGTTCCTAATAAGTCTATAAACCATTTTCTAGATGGGAATGCAATTTTTATTTTTGGGTGTTTTTTCTTTAATGCTTCTGGTAGTCCACTTATTACAGCCCAATCACCAATTGAAAAATCCATTCTAGTAAAACAAAACCATCCATCATAATCATCAGGTAATGTATTAAGCATTCCTTCTTCAATAAATGAATGTGGCCATCCTAAATGATCAGTTTCATTTTGTGATAATTTATCGTTTTCTATTATATATTGTGCCTTTTTGCCCATTAGTAGTCGTAATTAAATCTTTTTATATCTTCTTTATATATTTTTCCTACCATATTAATCATATCATCATCGTACATATTTTTATAATGTACTTCTGTAGCTGATATGTTTTTAGTAGATAAATTATAATTATGAATTATATTGGTATCTCCTGTTACTTCAGCAAGATGGTATACTGTTTCTTTTAAATTTTCAAATCTCCCTACATGATCAACCATAATCTCTTCAGTTTCTAAATCAATAATATAAGGGAATTGAAATGTTGTAAAAGGCATATTTTTAAATAATTTTTTACCTACTTTTTCATCATATACTTCTATTAATCTTCCACTAAATGGGTTAATTTTATTTGAATTATATATTGCTTCTACATATTCCTTAAATGATTTTGCTACTGAATTATTGTTCTTCATTCCTCTTAAAGCACTTACATTCTTTTTATGCTGGGCTCTAATAGCCTCATCATTTACTTTTTCATGTAAAGACATTACTAGAGGATTATCAAATTGTTCTAAAAGGTCTGGTGTTTTTGATATTGCTTTTATTTCTTTACTGCCCCATTTAGTATATTTGTAACCTGACCATAAAATGTCCCATGGATTTCTAACTACAGCAAATTTATAATAATTATCCCACTCTTCTTTATTTTTATTTAAATTAAACCATTCTTTCAATCTCCATGCACTATGATGACCAAAATTATTATAATGAGTAGTATCACCATAAACATAATTTTTTATAGATATACCTCCAGTTTTTGGGATATGAATATGAAATGTATTTAAATTTTGTTTATTTTGGGAAAATGACCTTTTTAAAGGTTGGTTTTTTAACCACCCAAGCCACTCTTTTTTATCTTCAAAGATTACAGCCGTTTTAGCCATTTCCCTATCAAATTTTTCTTTTTTATCCCTTCTAAATTGGGGGAAATTAGCAGAATGGTATTGGATAGATTTATCGTCCATTTACCAACCTTTTTTAATTAAATCAACAATATATTCTCTTGATTCTTGATCAACCCAATAGCCTACAGGAATGCATAACATACTTTTTACTGCTTTATCAACTCCTGGTAGGTATGATTTATATTGTTGTGTACAAGTATGTAAATCATTTCTTTCATGTACTCTAGACGATTTAACACCGTTTTCATTTAAATATTTCATTAAATCATCTCTTCGTTCTGCATGTAATGAAAATAACCAATAAGCGGGATCAACATTATCTAATTCTTTTATTAATGTAATTCCATCAACATCTTTAAGGTTATTTTTATAGTACTGACCATTAGATTTATTAGAATTTACTATATAATCAGCATGTTCTAAATTGCTTCTTCCTATAGCTGCACTTATATCATTCATATGGTATTTAAATCCTGCTTCAGCAACATCAGCTTCACATCTAAAATCAGAACGATCTCCACCTCTATCTATACCATACCATCTTAATAAATTAAAATCATTAGTTGAAGAATAATATGGACTAGTTATAAAACCACCATCACCTGAAGTAATGTGTTTTATAGCTTGTAAACTAAATGTACCAAAATTGCCTGTAAACCCAACATTCTTACCTTTATATAAGGAACCAAATGAATGAGCACAATCTTCTATTATAATTACTTTTCTTCCGTATTTTTCACTTGCATTATCAGCTATAATTTTTAATCTATCTAAGTCAATTGGATTTCCACCCCAATGTACTACTGTAATTACACGAGTATTTTTGTCTATAGATTTTTCCAATGCATCCAAATCCATATTTAAAGTTTCAGGATCTATATCAACCCATTTAAGCTTTAATCCAGAATTAATTATAGGCCAATTTGTAGCTGTACAAGTTAAAGCTGTAGTTAATACCTCATCTGTTGGTTTTAAAGCATCCCATTTACATGAGGTAAAGGCAACACCTTGATAAACATTTTCAATTAGTTCTCTATCTTTTTTTAAATAATGATACAATAAGTGTTCTGCTGATGTAGCTGAATTTACAGTTGAAATATCATATGTTTCTTTTGTTTTGAAATATCTTCTTAATTCAGATTCGAATTCCTTAACTTGAGGTCCTTCTCCTATAAACCCACTATTAATAACTTTGCTAGCCCTTTTGGCTGCATCTTTAGACATAAATACTTTAAATAATGGTATTTCTTTTTTCATATTAATTTTGGAATTTTTCATGGAACTCATCTACTGTGATTAAATTAAGCATCGATTTTCTATCTGAATCTAAATCTCTATAATGTACATCTACATTTATAGGTAATTTTTTAAGGTTTTCATTGTATTTTATTATACCGCAACCACAGTCAGTATTAATAACATAACATTCTACTTGTGGGGATTTAACTCTAAAGTCAACAAATGCTTTCCAAACATCACCATGCCACGTACTTGTTATTCTAGGAATAACTTGTGACTCAAAAGTTTGTGGATTACAATCATGCATTAAAATGGTACCACCTGGTTTTAATACACGTAAACTATTATCTATATCTTTAATTACTTGATATTTTTCATGTAATCCATCTATAAAAATTAAATCGTACTTTTTAGTATTTTGTTCAAAAAACTCATCTGAAGACATTCTATGTGTTACTTCTGGAGGTGTTATACCTTCTAACCCATTTTCTACAGCGTCTTTGTTTTTAGCTTTAACTGCTCTAAGACAATCGCCTTGTCCAACCCCAATTTCTAAATAATCTTGGTAATTATACTCATCAATTAAATAATTTAGTAAGTCATATCTTAAAACTTCCATGCCTATAAAGTATTATAATAGTTATTTTGTTCTTCTTGTTTTGTTATAGTTTTAGGATGGTATAAAGCTAATTCAGGCATACCTGGTAGTAAAGCATATGTTTCAAAACCTTCTAGTTTTTCATGTACCTTATTAACCCATTTAATATTAGGTTTATTTTTCCAAATACGCCATTGATAATCAGGCCAATTGACTCTATCTTGAGAATCTACCTTCCATCCCCATTTTTCAATATGTTCCTCAGTTAAACCTGAAACCTTATTTACTCTAGGTACTAAATAAACTTCATTATCTGGGTTTCCTTCAAGTATTGAAGGTAATTTCTCAATTAATATTTTATGAGGTAACTCATCAGCATCAATTTGAAATATATAGTCACCACTACATAATTTAGTTAGTTCATTTTTCCAATCTGCAAAATGATGTTTAAATGTTTTTGCATAATAACTACAACAATCATCACCTTTTAATTCACTAACACGTTGCCATACTTCAGGTGTACCCTTTTTCTTATCAAATAAAATAACGATTTCATCTTCTTTACGTTTTGCCTTTATAAGAAAATTTAATAAACGAGTTATTTCATCTAATTCATTACAAACTGTTATTGCATAACTTATCTTCATATCTATTCTGGTAATATTCCAATATACGAAAGAGCATCTAGGTAATCACGTTCTTTAAAATATTTTATGGTAGACATATCTGCTCTATATGATTGCCCCTTATATTTTTCTTTATCTTCTTCAGATACTTCTATTGACTTTACAGCTCCCCAAGACCAATTATCTTTGTCTGGCCCTGAAGCAAATAACATTCCTTGTTCTGGGATATTAATTGTATTAGGTAACCAAATAAGGTCTGTTTTTGGGTCTGTCCAAGCTAAATCTTTATAAATTTCAGGTAAAGTTAATACCTGTTCTTTATAAAATTCTGTTCCCTCTTTCATAAGAGTATTAGTCCAGAAACCACATGATAAACTCATATAGTTGGTTATATCTCCATTTACTTCTATTCTATAACATAAATCACCACCTGATTTGGGGCAATCTACTATTTCATCGTATTTCATATTATTTTATTTTAGGTAGTTTTACGTCAGTATTAAATTTAATATCTTCAGGCATTGCTAAATCCATTTTTTTAGGAAATTTAGGTATATTTGCATCTAAAATATTATCTACTAACTCTTTCATATGATCAAAACTAAAATTGGTTTTAACATAATAACCTTGTTGTTTAGCTTTACCTGTTAATGATTTATATTTTTCATATACATTTTTAAATACTCTATTCATTTGCATTATATCAGGTGAAAACCATGATGTTTGAGGTAATAACCATCTATTAGCAGCACTTTGATGTACTGGTTCTAATTTCCCAGGTATTAAAACAGTATAATCAGGATTTAAAAAATCCAAATGTCCAGACCAATTAGAAGCTATAATAGGTTTTTTAGATAATCCAAATTCTAATAATGGTCTACCAAAACCTTCTCCCTTAGTAAAACTAACCATTGCTTTTACTTTAGGGTGATTATATAACTCATTCATTTCAGAATTACTAAAATCTCCATTTAATAAATAAACATTGGGTAATGTCTTAGCCCCTTTAATTTGATTTCGTATACCTTTTATTTTTTCTAGAATACTATCTCTACTTATATAATTTTCTACACCTTCAGATGTTTTTAAAATTAAGGCTGGTGGGCTTTTTCTATTTTTAAATGTTTCAAAAAATACTTTAATAGTTTGACCTATATTTTTTCTATCATGACCTAAATCACCTGGCATCCACATACCAACAAATAAATAACAAAATTGTTCTTTAATTTCACTTAAATCTAATTTTACTTCATTAGCTGGTAAATGTTTGTAAACATCTAAATCCGCACCTTCAAATACAACGTGTATAGGTTTAGTAGATTTAACTTTTCCTGTTATTTCGTTAGTTTGTTTATCTCTTTTATCAAATACAACATCTTCAAATACTTTCTTACTATGTTTAGATGAAACCCAATTCATGTTCATTCTATTTAAACCTTCAACCCATGTTCCATCACAACCTGTACTTTCAATACCAGCTGTACATCCAATGTTATATTTTCCTACGGCTTGGAATTCACTTGGAATTGTAATTTGCATCCAAATATCAGCGGTTGTACCTTTAGGTATATTGGGTACTTGTAATTTAGCTAAACTATCAAATTTAGGATGTGCGTTACAAAATCCTAAGGTACAGTCACCCCATCTTTGACTTAATAACTTAACATCATATTTATCTAGTTCTATAATTGCTTTAATTATATCTCTAGATCTTGCTCCATAACCACTGTAAGTGTCAAATGGGGAACTTATATAAAAACTTGGTTTGCTCATTAGTATATTAATTTATGGTTTAAAAATTTACCTTTATATTCATTAGTATTGATAATATGGTTTCCTGTTTTTGGTTTCCATGTTGAAAATAATTCATCCATAGAAGTTAAAAACCTACTAGCTTGATGTTTATGTGTAAACCCAGCTTCATCACTAACTGCCCATTTCCTTCCTTTATAACCTCTTTCTTTTCTTTCTTTAGGGTCCATGTTATAAAGTTCTATTATCCTTTCAGTTGCATCTTCCCATGCACACCTATCATCATAAATGTAAGGTGTTGGAGGAGAACCTTGCATTGATCTACTTGTTGGATAAACTGGAAATGCCCATTCACCATGTTCTTTATAAGTACCTCTATGATTAGAAGGCACATCAGCACTTGGTGTAAACCATTCCCCATTATCATCAACAAATCTCATTTGATCTTGCATACCACCCGTTGCATTAGCTATAATTGGAGTACCTGATAGTATAGCTTCAGTAAGTGTTAATCCCCAACCTTCATTTGATGTTAATAATATTTGAGCATCAGCTATGTTATATAAATAATTTAATTCATGTGGTGGTAATTTAGCAGTTGAAAATATAATACACTCTTTATATTTTTCATCAAATAATAGTTCAGCAACTTTAACTAAATTGGTACCATGTTCTGATGAAGGTTCAGTATGTAAAATAAATCTACATTTTAAAGCCTTTTCTAATGGTAAAGAGTCTAATAATCCTCTAAAAGCTAACATACTATCAGGTATTTGTTTCCTCCTTATGTTTCTTGAATTAAAGAATAATGTAAAATCAATATCGGCATTACCTTGTACTTTATTTTTAAATTCTAGGTATTTACCATAATCTTTATCTAATTCTGTTATAGGTCTAAATACATCTGAATTTAAACCATGAGGAACATAGTTACAAATTCTATCTTCAATATCATCACCTAATACTGTTTTATTGATGAAAACGGTTTGTTTAGATATACCCATTAATAAATCACATGATTGATAAAATGGTTTATTATAAAGTGGAGCAGGTAAATCATCCCAAATATTTAAATAAGTAATTGGAATTGTTTTCCTAATTTCACCTTCCATTTTAAATATATGTTGAAAATATCTTGGATCCGTAATAAGTAGTATTGCATCTGGTTTTTCTCTTGCTACTATCTGTCTAAATAGATTTGAGTCACCATATCCATCTACAGGATATAAAAAACATGAAGCATCTTCAATCCCAGCAAATTTACTTACATCTGCACTCATATCTAATGCCTTACCTTTTTCAGGATGTTTAATAGAACCTGCAATTTGGCACCAATTATAACGGTGAGCTGTATGTATTACAATTTCTTTACCTACTGTTGCTACACCTGAATGTACCCTAATATCATCTGTGATTAATAATATTTTCTTCCTTTTATCTTTAGGAAGATATTCAAAACTTTTATTCATCTAATTTTAATTTTTATAGTTCGATATTTGTTTGACTTGTAATTTGTTTTCTAAAATCTTCGTTTGTAAGGTATAGATAAATAGATCTATCTGCTAGTTTTTGGAATGAGAATTTTCGTTTCACACATTCAATTTTAAAATTTTCAAACAGGTCTGCTTGAACTTTAACACTCGTTAGTGTCATTTTGTTTGGGTTTGCCATAATTTAATTTTTAATAACGTTATATTTGTCTATACGTATATGAATATTCCTCTAATTTACAAAAAGTCTAAACCCGCTCCACATAATTCTTTTTCTTCCTTATAAGGGCAAAAATTACAGGTCCATTTTGATGGTGTTTTAGGGTAAATAACATCTTTTATATCTCCACTAGAATTAAAACATTCATGTATAAAATCTTCAATTGCGTTCCTCGCCCTACCTAATTTAATTTTTCCGCTAGGAGGAGTAAACTGTTGCACTCTATATGCTTGATAAGGTGACATTAACTTTTCGTCATCCATATCTAATACTTTTCGTTTAAGTATAAAAAATTCAATTTCAATTTTATCTAATGGTATACCATATTGTTCTGAAAAGTATTGTTTGTATAATAATAATTGAAATTGTTTGTTTTCGTCTTTTTTGTTATAATCGTTCCATCCTTTAGTACTTGTCTTTATGTCGATTATCTTGAATGTCTCTGTTGCTTCATGGTATGTTACGACATCTAGATACCCCATGTATAATACGTTATTATACATTTTATTTGGCGCTATTATTATCGGTACTTCACAACCTACTAAATATGTGCCTTTTTTCTTAAAGTATCGACTACGTTTTTTCTTAAACCATTCTAATATGGCAATACCATCTTCAAAAAATTCTCTCATTTCGGTTGCATCCGAAAAGTGACTATTTTTATTTGTTTTGTATTGCTTATTATATTCACCTATAAAACTTTCTTGGAATTTTTCTTCCATGTTTATAGATCTATCAGCATATGCAGCACTATTTTCAAACATTACATCTAAATAATGTTGAATAACTTCATGCATTGCAGTTCCAAATACAGTATGAATAGAAGATGTAAACCTCTTAATTTTATCCTTGTATTGGAGTTTCCAACGATGAGGGCAACCTCTAAAAATAGACATTTGGGAATAACTAATATTCTTCTGGAATGCAAAATTGATTCCAGGAGGTGGGTTATTCTTTATCTCCTTTACAATGTTCGGGACTTTTCTAGCCAAAATTTATAGTTTTTAGGGAGATATTTGTTATCTTTAATTGGTAATTGATAAAAATAATTATTTTCTTCCCTTTCAGGGAATATATCTTTTCCTTCGATTATTAAGTTCCTAATCTTTTCAGGATCTTTAATTTCATCTAAATTAAATTCTTGGTGTGCGTAAGATTCTAGTTTTTCAATTATTTTATCTTCAGTCATAAAAAATGTAAGGTGCCAACCCCCTTCTAAAACAGCATACCATTCTGAATGTCTAATTTCAGACATAGATAATTTATCTTTAAACATTGTTTCATAATGGAATATTTTACATTTAGTAGATTTTATTGGATCCTTTAATGCATTTAACCTAGTAGTTAAATTATAATAATACCAATCCATACACATTCCAATTGAGCCATAAGGTACTGAAGTTCTATGAAATTCTTTTATAGTATTTGTATCAGGTATTTCATCTAAATCTGATAGTATTACTATATCAAGGGGACTTAGTGATAAATGGCTTAATGGTATTTTTATAGCATTTCTTTGGTATTCCTCTCGGAACCAATCATGTTTGCTATCTTCACCTATAGGTAAATCGTCTACTACATAATAGTATATTTTATGTAACCACTTTTTAAATCTTTTTTTATTTTTTAGGAAATTTAATTCTTTTGGTTTTCCCGAATGTGTTTGGGTTGCTTCAACTAATATAAAAGTATCTACTACATCGTCTAATTCCGTTAATCGGAATTCAAGCATATCTAATTCATTATAAAAAGTAAAACAGTCTATAACCCTTTTATCTTTATCCTGATATCTTTCTTGTTCAACTGTATCAAACTTCTTCTTAGCCATTTTATTTTTTCCATTTATCACGACCTACTAAAAGACCAATTATCCCATAATTAGCAATATCAATAAATGTATCTTCCATACCTTCACCTTTAACAAATGATCTACCATTAATTAATAGATTTTTAAGACGTGAAATTTTGTCTGTAAGTCTGATACATAACCCTGTTAATGAGAATTTTTTATCATCTTTATTAGTTAAATCACCACCTAAAGCAATATTATTTAAACCATAATCCATATGTTTACGAGCAAACATTTCATACATTTCCTCTTGTATAATTTTAAATTCATTTGATAATTCAGAATATTCTTCTTCAAAGATAGCTATATCTGATTTTGGGGATTTTGCATCCGAAATTTCTCTACTGCTCATAGTTTCGTGGTATTTAGATATGGAACTACCCATTAACTTGTGTTTTATTTGTTAAATTATGACCAAAATATAAATTTAAAGTAGCAATTCTGTCATCAGCGTCAACTAACATTATGAGTGCTTCTTCGGCATTTTTATAATAATCACCTGTTGAATGATCACCAATACCAACTCCTTTATCACCTAATAAGTTTAGTGATAAAAGTGCCTTAGCTTTATCTGCTTCTGCAGATGTCATAAACATATTGTATAATTCTTTTGTCATTTTGATATTGTTTTAATTTCTTTTTTATTTAACCCTATTGACGTCAATATACGACCTATTTCGTCGGTATCCAAAATTTCTATGTATTCTCTTGTTTCTTTTGATGAACATTCCCAATATGATGATAAATGTTCTACTAAATCTTTATTTGATTGTTTTACTTTAGATTTAATATATTTACTCCATTTTTTATTTTTAGGAATGTATTCTTTATAAACAGAGTATATTTCTTTTTTATTTTGTGGGTTTATTTTTTGAACAAAATTTACTATATCCAAAAAATCAGGATTCATAGATAAAAATCTATGTACCATGTAACTATTCCATAACTCCCAATCTTTATTAGAAAAGGAGTTAGGGTCAGCTTTAATTGAGTTGATTTGATTTAACCAATCCCAAATGTTTTTCATTATTTAGAATCGATACCACCTGTTAATAGTATACTTTCCTCAGCTAATTCTTCTCTTAATTCTACTGGGATACCATCTGCTACTATCTTTTTAGTATATGGATCAATAAATACTGGTATTGGCATTACTGCATCACTATCAGTACCTGTAATAAATTTACTAATTTTTCTAAGAATGACTGCTGATTCAAAGATGTTTTTACCTTCTGAATTTAATAGTCCTTCTGTTGTAGTTAAGTCAACATTCATTTGAGGTTGTTGACCACCGGGATTTCCTTGATTTTTCATTTTTTCTTTGTTTTTGATTAATTTCACTTTATTTATTATTAATTATATTCTGGATTAAACTCATTATATTAATTTCTTTATCAATTCTAAAATTAGCTTGATATAAATGTTCATTTACTAAAATAGCAACTGTACCCTCTTTACCTGGGATGTATTTAGAAGCATTTTCATATAAAAATCTAAATAATTCATCAAAATCATCTACGTTTGCATCAGCAATAATTTGTCTAATTTTAGTAAATGATGATTTAGGTTTTTTTAATTCATCAATAATAGAGGTCATATAGCTAGTACTTACAAGCAAAGAATCATCTAGTGTTAACTTGTCCTTAATAGTGCTTGCTTGAATAGTATTAAGCATTTTACGTAAGTCCGGATAGAACTTATTTACAATTTTACCAATGGCTTTAGGTTCATAACTTATGCTTTCCTTATCACAAATACTAGCTAAATGTACAGCGACCTCTTTTTTAGTTGGTGGAACAACTTTAATTGTTTGACACCTGGATTGTAATGGATCAATAATACGTTCTACAAAGTTACAAGTTAAAATAAAACGTGTTGTAACTGAGTATGTTTCTATAATGTTTCTAAGTGACGCTTGTGCGTTAATGGTTAAAAAATCAGCTTCATCTAGTATTACAACCTTAAGAGGTTTAAATGATGCTACCATTGCGAAGCTAGAAACCTTATCTCTAATAGTTTCTATACCACGTTCATCAGAGGCATTAATGTAAATATAATCACAATCTAAATTGTTAATTATTATCTTAGATAATGTTGTTTTACCAGTACCTGCAGGTCCATAAAATAAATAGTTTTGAATGTCATTTTGATCTAACTGTTTAGATATTGATGTTTTTAACTGTTTGTTACCAACATATGTATCTAGACTGATAGGTCTATACTTTTCATTCAATAAACTATTTTTTCTAATACTCTCCATATATGGAATACTTTTGTATTGGTTCTGGTTTAATTTCTTCTTTTGTTGTAGATATAGCAAATAGTTCACTTTTAAGTGGTGCTAATCTATATTCTCCTTTAAATCCTGTTTTTACCATATAAGCCTCTAAAGTATTTGTTAGAGATGGATGTGTAGGACCATCTGGTTCATTTGCAACTAGTCTCCACTTATCTCCTGGTGGAACTCTACGAGCAATTAAGATATTTTCTTCTGTTATTTTTGTTTTTGACATGGCCGTAATATACGAAAAATAAATGGGGGAGACAAGCTCCCCCAATTAAATTATTTAGATTCTGCTACAGATGCTTTTTTATAAGGAGAAATTAGATTTTTAATCTTCATTGCTGCTTTTCTTGCTCTCTGTTGTGATGCTTTAGTAGTACCACTGTGTTCTGCTACTAAGGTATTGAAATTTTCTTCAATTGCCTCAAATAATTCTTGTTTGTTCATAATTGTTTTTTAGTTATTTATTTATTTACTTATTAAAATCCTGGGTTTACTGGTGGAACTCCGTTTCCGTTTCCATTTTGTTTAAATTCATCTGAATCTTTATCATCAGTTATAGTACATTCGGTTAATAAAATTGTACCTGCTACTGATGCTGCATTTTGTAATGCTGATCTAGTTACTTTAGTTGGATCAATAATACCTGCTTCTTTAAAGTTAATTACTTCACCTGATTCAACATCAACTCCTGCCCAATTATTATCGCCTGAATCAACTAATTTGTATTTACCTAACAGTTGAGCATCAGTTTGAGAATAACCTGCATTAATTAAAATTTGTTCAAATGGTTTACCACAAGCATTATAAACTATTTTAGCACCAACGTTGTTAACATTAATACTTTCTCTAGCATATAATAAAGCAGCTCCTCCTCCAGGTACAATACCTTCTTCGATAGCAGCTTTAGTTGCATGTAATGAATCATCAATTCTATCTTTCTTTTCTTGCATTTCAGTTTCTGTAAATCCACCAACATGAATTATAGCTACACCACCTGTAAATTTAGATAGTCTATTTTGTAGTTGCTCTACTTCATATGGAGTATTTGCTTTATCTATTTGAACCTGTAATTCATCAATTCTTTTTTCAATAGCTTCAACTTCTCCTTTACCATCAACAATTGTAGTTTGTTCTTTTTCAACGGTTACTACTCTTGCTTCTCCAAACCACTCCCAACTAAATTTATCAAGTTTCATTCCTTTTTCTTTACTGAATACCTGACCTCCTGTTGTAATAGCTATATCTTCTAATACTAACTTTCTTTTATCTCCAAATTCTGGGGATTTAACAGCACATACAGCTAAAGTACCTCTCATTTTGTTTACAATTAAAGTAGCTAATGCTTCATTATCAACATCATCAGCGATAATTAATAACGATCTTCCTTGGCTACCTACTGCTTCTAAAATTGGTAATAACTCTTTTACTGAATTTAATTTCCCATCTATCATTAATATAGCTGGATTTTCTAATACTGATGTCATTGTATTATTATCAGTAACAAAATAAGGTGATTTATAACCTCTGTCAAATTGCATACCTTCAACAGTTTCAATGTAAGTATCTCCTGTTTTAGATGATTCTATATGTACTACACCTTTTAATCCAACTTTATCAATTGCTGTTGAAATTAATTTTCCTACTTCAACATCGTTGTTAGCAGATACAGTAGCAATTTGTTCTAATTGTTCTTCGTTTGAAATATCTTCTGATATGTCATTATTTAAAGTGTATAACACCTCTTTAATTGCTTTATCAATATCTCTTTTTATCTGCACTGCATTATCTCCTTGGTCAAGACTTTTTAATCCATCTTTTACCATTGCTCTAGCTAGTAAAGTTGATGTTGTTGTACCATCACCTGCTTTGTCAGCTGTTTTAATTGCAGCCCATTTTACTAATTGTACTCCTAATTCTTGGTTAGGTTCTTTTAATACAATATTTTTAGCAACTGTAACACCATCTTTAGTACTTTGAGGTGCATCTAAAATACCCCTTCCAATTACTACATTACGACCATTAGGTCCTAAGGTTGAAACTACAGCATCTGCTAAAATATCAATACCTTTTACTAAGTTTGCTCTTGCTTCAGAGCCAAATTCTACTTTTTTCATTATTTGTTGTATTTTAAATCGTTAATTTCCTCTGATGTTAAGTTTTCCTTTGTATCTTCTAATACTTCAGATACTTTTATTTCTCTTTTTACCCTAGCTAGTATTTGGTTTTCTGGTCCAATTAAGTACTCAGTTCCATCATATACTAATTTAGTAAAACCTTGGGTTGGTAGCACTACAATATCTCCTACTTTTGATATTGTTTCTAAAAAACTTCCAAATTGTGTCGGTTGTCCAGGACCAACAGCAATAACTTCCCCCTTTTCGTTTAAATCCTTGCCCATATCTGGAACAATGATTCCACCGTATTTTACTTCTTCGTTTTCAATAGGTTTTACGATAACCGCGTTAAATAGTGCTTCTAATTTCATTTGTGTAACTTTTAATGTTTGTTTCTATTAATTTAAATTTCTCGATTATTTGATCTAGGTCATTTGTTTCTCTATTATGTAGAGAGTTTTTTGCTATATACTCCAACGCCATACCTAGATCAGCATAATAACTTTGGGGTTTTGCATACTCTTTGATATTCCCTTTAGACCTAAAATGATCTTGATTGGGAATAACCCGTTCATTAACGGTGTAACAATTATCATCTTTAGTGATAAAATACGGTTCTAAACGTGGATCCTCGATCTTTGTTAGACTTTTAGCTTTTCTTGCCATATAACTTTTATTATTTTATGTTACGTAAATATACGAAAGAAACATCGCTAGGGCACGCTTTTCTTAAATTACCTTTATTTTATTTTAATAGACTTTGGTTTAGCTTCATCAGCTAAGGGAATAAAGATTGTCAATAAACCATTAAGCATTTCTGCTTCAGTAATTGATAAATCAAATTTAGGAGCTATCTTATATCTTAAGTCAAAAGATTTTTTAGATAGACCATGATAAATATAACCTTCAAAATCATCTCCTTTATCTTCAGATTTTTTATAGGTTATTTCTAAAACATCCCCTTCGATATTAAGGATAACATCTTTTTTAGTTAGCCCAGTACAGGCAACTTCAAAATGAAGTCCTATGTCATCATAGAAAATATTAAGTGGGTGTGGTTGTTTGGAATTTAATGCTGGTGCGAATTTCTCCTCAGCATTGAAGTGATTCTTAAATAGAATGTCGAAAGGACTTAAGTGCCTCTCTAATAGTTGTAATGTACTCATATCATTTGTTTTTGTGGAGCCGAAGCTTCCGGTTAAATTAAAACATAACTACGCGCCCTAGCTGCATGTTACTTTATTATACATATAATATACGAACGAAAAGTCGCCCCTCCAAGTTATTCTGCATCAAAGAAAAACATTTGCCATAATCTTCCTGATTCTATATCATGACCAAAATAGTCTTGAGCTGCATGAATTGAATGTGCATCAAATATTACTAATCTGTTATATACATTACCTGCTACATCAACATTTTCGTAAGGATGTGGATCAACAAATGTGTGTTGGTTAAAAGCATTATCAATAGTAAGCACACTACCATCTTCTTGTTTAATTTGGTCGTGACTATGTCTAACCTTAGTTTCTTTATGTTGCATTAACCTTGTTCCTGAAGATACTGGAGCATTTGGTGTTAAATAAATCATACCAGCCCATAATTGTTGGTCACAATGATAAACTAAAGAAGTACCAGCTATTGCTGATTGGAATCTACCATTCATTCCATACTCTTCCCACATTTTTTGTCCAGTAATTTTTAGACCCATTATTTTTTCAAATTCCTCTTTTACACCATCAAAGAAATGTTGTTTTCTAGTACGCATACCTAAGTATCCTGGATCATCAAAATAATATTGTTTTAAGGCATATGCTCTAAGTGCATCTGGATCTTCATAAAAATTATCTACTACCCATAATCTAGTATCAGGTTTTTTACTTACTTTAAATTCATTCGAATGTATTTGCCCATAAGGACTATCTGAATTACTATCTGTTTTTTTAATTTTGCTCATAATTTTAATTTATTCGTTTCTAGCTATATAATAAATACTACTTGATTTTTTGTTACTTAATTCCCCATGAAATTCTATCTTCATCATACCTTTTTTGTATAATTTAATATTACAACTATCCATGTCTTTGTTACTACTTAATATGTCTTTAAATACGTTAGAATCAAAAGGCATTTGAATATCTTTATCTTTTATTTCACCTTGTATTTGATATGTGATTTTATTTGAAAAACCTTCTTTATCCCCAAATAAAAACTCAACAATAGGACTTCCATCTAAATCTTCTGTTGTTTGAATTAACATTTGGTCTACATCATTTAAAGCATTTTTAGCTTTAATTAAATAGCTAATATCATCAGAAGATACATCTAATTCAACATCAATATTTTCATCAGCATCTTCATACCAAGTTACTTTACCCATTATTAATGGATCAGCTAATGAATAATCTAATGAATAATTATTGTCAGCTAAATATAATTTTCTATGTAATTGGTTATTTTTTTCAGTAGTAATCATTAATTCACCTGAAGTGATTGATAATAATTTACTTAATTTATGAGTATCAAATATCCCTAATTCACAATCAGCAAAATTAAAATCATCTAAAAACACTTTACAGGCTCTACCTTTAACGCCTGCATATACTGTTAAAGTATTATCTTTAATTCTCCATTTAACTTGGTTATTTAAACCATTTAAATAATATTTTTGAATTACGGACTCTAGTGAATTTTTGTTTATCATAATATGTAAGGTACAACTTTTATTTTAAATTTCAAAGGAATTTAATGAATTAATGTAAGGATTTAAATCTAAAGACCATTCTAAATCGCTAAAAAATCCTTCTAATTTGTTTAATAGAATTGACTCAAATACTTTCTTTCTATCAGCATATTGATTTAAGAATTCCTGTACTTTAGCTGGTATTTCGTGATCAAAAAATGCTAAACCATCTATTTTATATGGATTTTCTCTTAAATGAATCCATTTGATTTTATCTGCATTAGTCATTAAAGGGTATTTTTTGTCTAATTGCCACAATTTTAATAAATCATTATATCTAATTGCTGCTTTAACAGGTGCAGGTGCTCCTAATTGCCTTTGAGCTTTACCTTCTTTCTTTTTACTTAATGGTTTAAGAATCTCAGTAAATATTTCTCCTGCTCTAGTATTTCTACCTTGATATTTATCTATTTTATTAATTCTAGTTGGATTACCTAATTTAGTTAGTGGGATTGTACCATCTAATATTTTTTCTTTAAATACTTTAACTTGCTCAAGGATACTGTCTTTCTGCTCACCCTTTAAAACTTGTTGTAAAATATCATTAAAAAACTCCCCTAAAATAGGCGGGAAATTAGCTTTCATAAACTCTAAACCTTTAATGTCTAGTGTTTCTTTATCAACTCCTTCTTGTTTTGTAATCCATTGAGCATAACGTCTAGTTGCTCTAAAATAAGCTGAACGTATAACACATTCAGTTTTCATTTCTAATCTATGTGTTTTAACATTAAATGCTTCACGTGCTAGTCTATTATAATCTTCATTAATAACATCTTGGTACTTTAATGCTACCTTTTCTAGAATATTATCCTTTTCCTTATCTGTAAATTCTTCAAAATTAGGATATAGATGCATTAACAGAGGTTCGGCATTAAAATAATTCGAATCTGTGTCTACATAGGCACAAAGATTTGTATCTTTCTCATCGCAAATCCACCATGGAGTATCTTGTAAGTGCTTCATCTATATTCTTTTACGTCTTTAAAATTTGATCCCGATATAATGTTAATGTCATTCTTTAATTGACTTCTAACTTCATTATATGTAAATATCATTCTTGATGATTTTCTAAATTCTTTATCACTTATGCTTTTATCTCTAACTTTATTTTCGAGATCCCATAATATACGATTTACTTTAGCCAACTCCAAATATAATACTTTAATTTCTTTACCATTTTTTGTAAATAAATCTATAACACCCTGATTTAATTTTAAAAATTCAACTTCAACATTAGCTAGATTATCGGGATTTACCATATTTAGTTTTTTTATTTCTAAAATTGATACTCTATCTAATAATTCTCCGTGTGAAATTTCTATTTTCATGCTATAATTATTAAAAATGGTACAGCTAATACAGTTAGACCTAATAAGATTCTAGTTAAAGGTTTCTGTTCCCAGTGATTTTCATAAACTATTAAATGAAATAGAAATGACAAAGGTAAACAGAGTAGTATTAAAAGTGTTTCTAGTATATTCATATTAAAATGTTCTTTCTCCTGGTAATGGTGGGACTTTTACTGGTTTTTCTCCTTTAGAATTAACATCGTTTCTTTCTTTTACTTCTACTTTATACTTAACCCCAGCAACTTTAAAGTTACCTCCTTGTTTAAGCATTTTTTTAAAGAAGTTGGTTTGAACGTCATTCCATTCTTCACTTCTAGTTATCAGTTCTTCTTTAGTAAGGGGTTTTTCTTCATTACCAATAACCTCTGTAACTGTCTGGTTGCTTCTAATAGATTGTTTTTTTAATGTCATATTTCTAGTTTAATCTCGTTACGTAATACTTTATTCATATGCCTGTTAGCACATAATGCACTTTCTTGAATAATTCTATGCCCTGATAATGTAATAGCTCTACTAATCATGTATTTAGGTAAACCATACCTAAAGGTAGGCAAAGCAGTAGCTCCATATAAGGAGTTAAGTAAAATCTTCATTGTATATTGCATTAGATGGTAATGTTCCCCTTCTGTTTTGTTACCTTCTTTAAATGCTTTCTTCATTTTATTTTTATATATAACCCTTTCATCAAACCAAATATTTAAAACTGTTGCTAATACCGATTCTTTGTCTTGAGTAAAGAAACACCCATTAGCTGATACAGCTAAGTTGTCCTGTTCAATCATTGATATTAATTTTTCAGTACTAACATATGTTTGTCTACCTTTTGAATTTTCAACTAATAATTCTTCCTCAGGATCGCGTTCTTTTAAGTCGTTAAGGCCCAAGCGATTATTACGGTCATCTGATGTTACGATATGTCCCACCAAAGTTTCTCGGCCTATGTTAATAGACATAATTATACATGGATACAGCGATGTTAAATCCTCATCAAACATATACTTGTATAATCCCGCTTTAGGACAAAATAAATAACCCCCAGCATAAGTTGAATCTAGATCTTTTTTACCAGATGGTCTATAAGGTGGAATTATGTTTTGAGATAACAAATAAGCAGATATTGCTCCATCTTGAGTAACACTATTAGAATATACTTCGCTGTAATTATGTTTACCTTTATGTGAAATGTTTTTAGTTAAAGCAATATATTGGAGTTTTTCATCTAATAACTTTAATATCTTAACATCCATAAAGTTATATTCAATAAACTTATGAATATCAGTTTCAAATAATCTATCTAAATTACCTTCATATTCAATTTTATTTACACCCGCATATTTTTCTCCAATAGCATCTAATTTATAACTAGGTTCATCTTTCCAACTATACTTTTTATGTAAACGAATATAATCTAAAGATTCAACCCCAACAATGTCTACAAATTGGTCTCTTTTAGCCCAAGCTGATATCCATTTACCTTCTTTTGTTTTAAACCAGGATTTTTTCTCGGTTTTAACCTTACCTATAGGAGATAAATAACTAGCAAATTCTTCCCCTAATACATTACAAATTCTATAATATAAATAAGGAATATCAAAATAATCACTATTATAACCTATTAAAATATCAGGATTAATATCTCTAAAACATTCTATAAACTTACCTAGTAATTCTTTTTCGGTTTTTACAGGTATGATTTCTTTGTTTTTATTTTCACCTGTTTTAGTGTGAGATAATACATTTTTTTTATCTAAAACTAATATCGCCCAATGGTCTTCGGTTTTATCCCACCAAGCTATAGAAGTAATAGGCATTGGTGCACTTTCGATATATTCTTTTGTTAATGCACCTCCTATTTCACACTCAATATCAAAAAATAATTCTTTATGTCCAGTAGAAGGCTCATCATTTACCCCATATTTTTCTATTAGAAATTTTTGGTGTGGTTTTATATCATGAAAATGTAAATCTGGATCACTTCTGTACCATTGGTTTGTTTTGGTTAGTGTTTCACCCTTTAAACCAACTAATTTACCATTAGGGTCTTCTTTATATGCAGTATTCCACCATTCAATTTCATCATATCCTCCTTCATCCCACAAATGGATTTTGTATTTATTTTCCTTTATTTTAGTTGCGTAACATTTTTTATACATTAAATATCTTTTTCACGTTTAAATATGTCATGGAATAAATCCATTATAGCATACATTAAAGCCATACCCATTGCAATACCTATAAATATTTCCATTATATTATTGTTTCAACCTCATAAAACCTTTGTAATTCCTCATCACTAAAGAACTGATGTAAATCCGGTCTGTAGTAATTAATGTTTTTCATTACTTTTTTGTCTCTTGTTCTATAGACAATAAACCGTCCTTCCTCAAGTTTCTCAAAATGACACTCCTCACCTTGCTCCTTACTTCTTTGGCTGACGGTGAGTATGGCTTCTTCTTCAGTCTTGCAAGCTTTAGACATATTAGATCCTTGTACTTCTTGATAGGCTGGCCATATCTTATCCTTAAGGCCATGTAACATAGTACCGTTCCCAAGGGAAACATAAGTAATGTCGCACAAAGCATCCAGAACTTCCACAATGTCGCCTCGTTCGCAAGCTTCTCTATATTCTTCAAGTTCTTCGAGTATGAAATCGTAAACAAACTGCCATTCTTTTTTTTCTGGGATTGTTGGATCATAATTATTAGGTTTGCCAAATGTGGCGTTAAAAGTCTCTACTTCATCTACAAATGGTACTCCATTAACCCATGTAGGTAATTCTTCTTCTTCAAATAATTTATATTGCATAACTTTTATTTTAAGTAATCTTGTATTGTTTCACTATCTTCTCTTTCCCATGGATAAACTATCCAATCGTTTTCTAATACCGTAGTAGCAAATATATGAGGTCTATAACAAGCTAATATTTTATGATGTAAAACAGCATGATAAACTCCAGGTGCCTCAGATAATGTTTTTCCTGAGTCGCAAATATCATCTACTACTAATGTATTTCTACCTATTGCTTGTACATAAGGTAAATCTAATTTATGAGATATTAATACGGCGG